GTGATGAAACATTATAATCATTTACAGTATACTTGACTGGATAGAAGGTTAAAACACCTTCAGATCCTGAAGTATAAAAATCGAAAGAACCTAAATCATACTGAGTTTCTAATCTACCATATTGGTTGATAAAGGTACCTCCTTCATTGTCATATAGTAGAGAAACTAGCATTAACTGCCTTTCTCCGATATATCTCTTATCTTGAACATATGTTATGTATTTTTTGCATCTAGCATCACCTAGAGAAAATCTAGATACTTCGGAGAATTTTGTTGGTCTTGGATTGCTATTAAACTGCCCACTTATATCATCAATAATCAAGACTCTATTTCCAACAGATTCTGCATAATCCGTTAAAATTCTGTTAGCAAATATTATCTCATCTGAAAAGACATTTGAATTAGAAACTAGTGCATTTTCGGAAGCCAAATCAAAGTTATAAACGCAATTTAAACTTGCATACCCTATTATATCAGTCGTTACTTCTATGCTTGGAACATTTGTTGGTATTCCAACTACCATTCTTCTAGAATCTCTTTGAGGTACAATAGATTCCATTTGTAAGTCACTAAACTTTTTATATCCAACGGTATGGTTTAATGAACTTACTATATCGTTCCAAGAATCATAATCAACTCTAGATTTTAAGGAATATGAGAAATTTTGATAATAATCATTATCAGGGATTCTTTGTAAGTTGTTGCTTAAGAATCCTATTTCTGTTCCCCACCCATTTTTTACTAGTGAGTAATAATCAATTCTATAATCGGATCTGAAGGTATCGATTTTTTTAATAATTCCTTTTGTAAAAGAAGACTTTCCTTCAAGCACATCACCAACTTTTAAATTGGTATCTGTGTTTAATCTTAATATTGCATTGTTTGAGTCCCAATTACCAACAAATCCGATTTCACCAAATCCTTCTTTCTTTATTATTTCGTTCTTTAAATATTTGTTTACTTTGAGGATTGGATCAAACTTTACTAAGTATTTTTCGGGTATAATTCTTCCAGAAGAATTGGTAGCATTGAAATTGCCTGGATATTCACCAGATTTTATAAATTTATCTAAACTATAAGTAACAATTCCAATACCACCTATATTTTTCGCAACAGACTTAACCGTAAATAAACTATATCCATAGTCCTCAGAATTGAATCCTTTACCAGTAGATCCAACACCAACGCTAATATTTTCAATCAAAATTCTATCATTAACTGCGAATGGGAAAGAATCTGCAGTACTAAAACCAACGGCTAGAGTTACAGTCACATCTTTAGTTGTATCATTATAAGAAATATTCGATATTCCAACACCATTGGAATTATTGATTGGGAGTATAGTCGGCCTTACATTGTTAATTCCAAAAGTATTTTTTCTTATTTCTACTATACTATTTCCCAAAGTATATTTTAGATCAACCTCCGAAACCAATTGTCTCGTCTTTCCATCGAGAACTATTAATTTTGGAGCTACAGTATAACCTCTACCAAAAGAAGTTACTCCTATTGACTCAAAAGATGCTAGTTGATCTATTTTACAAATTTTGGGAAGATTTGGTTTTGGTCTGATAGTAAAATCAGAAGGAAAGTCAAACCCAATATCAGCGATTCTAAATGTTTTTAACGCACCAATATTACTACTACTTGGTTCTAAAATAGCTCCAGTTCCTAAATCAGAGGAAAGTTGCGTTGATATTCCTGGCAATGATATGTAATTTAATCCGCCAGTTTTAACTCTAACAGAAGAAATTCCACCATAAGCACTTAAAGAGTTTGTCTTATAAGAAATAGATGATGTTGTAGAATTATATTCTACATTTTCTGGTGTTTGGCTTAAAGTATATGTAAATGTTGTTCCTGAAGAAACTGTGACGAAATGGTCTCCTGCAAAAATACTACTTTGTACGATTATTTCATTATAAGAAGGGACCAATTTATCAACTACTATTTCTTTCTTGACTGGGAGAATTGAATTGGTATTTACGAGATCAAACTTATAATAAAGATTAGGAGTATTTTCATTTACAGATAAAACAACTCTAGCATCTGAACTAACACCAACCGTACCATACTTATTAACATTAAAGAAAGCAGTTGATTCTGATGTATCATATGCCTCAGTAAAGTTTTTATCCTTATAGAAATTTAATTCAAAGGCAGAATAATTATTCGATTGATTTACAAAAGATAAGGAAGAATCTGATAGGTCAAAAGTTATAGTGGAGTTTCTGTATGCTTGAATTGGTGGATTGATTGGTGATATTTCTCCACCGTAAGCACTAGTTATTCCAATGTAATTTGGAATTCTTCTAATAGAATTTTCGTAAGTATCTGAAAGTTTAAATCTGTTTTTATCGATACTAACAACATAATAAACTTCATTATTCTTCAGTCCATAGAAACCAGATGCTGAAGTGTGTAAAACTTTTTGACCAGTATAAAATCCATGATTTTGAATGGTAATTTCACCGGTTGAAGTGTTTACACCTACATTTGCAAATGATTTAGGATTTATGAGTATTCTTCTTGAATTGTCATTATATTTTATAGTATAAGAGGTAGAAATTGATGGATTTACATCAATTCTCACTAAGTCATTATTTGCAAGACCGTGAGTTTGTGAGTTGAAACTGTGACAAGATTTCTAGATACTGTTGCTCTTAATACATTATCATAATCAGTTTTAAAACTATGATAATCGCCACTTCCAGTTGAAGTGAAGAACAATGTACTATCATTAAATGTTGTGGCAGATACTCCAACAAAATTTCCAGTAGATCCAAGTCCAACTTGAACAGTCGATATGCCAATTAAATCATTAGAAACCTTGGCAATATAAAGAACAGTATTATTGCTTAAAGACAGTGAAGTTGAAATGCCATTTGTACTAACTCCAATTGGAGTGCCACTGTTTGTAAGATATGTTACTCTGTCACCAGTTTTTAATCCGTGGTTTGGTAGATAAATCGATTTTGTTGGAATGTATACCTGAGTAACTCCGAAACCGGGGTTTGAAAAAGAAATCGTTGTGCCAATACCAACTCCATAGTTGTTGCCTAAAGCAACAGACTCTAAAGGATTGAAATAAATTTCTCTGTTGATTTTATTATCAAAAGAGGTTCTATATCCAACATTTACAGAAATTCTTCTTTGTGCTTGGTAGATTAGGGTTGAACTAGTATGCGAAACTCCTACAGTACCATTAATTGCTCTAAGAACTCTTATTCTTGAATTAGTTTGATCAACATTCAGAACACGTAATTGTTCTTGTTCTATCCTCAAAATATCATTTTCGGATAAAGATGGGTATAAGAGATTGCCAGATACTGAAAAATAAGTTACAAATCCGGTTATTGCAGTAGATCCAACACCAACATATAAAATGTATGTGCTATTAGTGGCAATTCCTGCAGAATAAGAACCAGAAATAAGTGAGTTTGTTGTACTGACCCCAGAAATCGAAACAACATCGCCGGTATTGTAATTGTGAGGATTCTCTGCAAAGATTAGAAAGTCGCCATTTCCACCTACGGGATAAAATTCAGTATTAAAAATACTACTAGTGGCTACACTTATATTAGATACTGGTTTCCCCGAAATTATAGAAACTATTGCGTTTGCACCCGAACCAGAAGTCCCTTCATTATTGAAAATGACACGATCATTTACTTTGTAATTGGATCCTCCAGTTACTACTCCTACAGACTGAACAGAACCTGGGGAAGCGTATCTGATCGAAGTTGTTTGTGATAATGAATTTGGAATAGTAAGATAATCATATGAATTTGTAGATTTATTGATTTCATATGATTTGGTATTTCTTCTCCAATAAGTCGCATTCAAGTTTATAGAATCTTGAGATAAAGATCTATTGAAGTTAGAATCAATTGGTTTCGAATAGTAAGAATTACCAATGATGTAAGGAAAGTTAGGTCTCTTGTAATTAGCAAAAACACCAGAAGAATCTGGAGATAAATTCAATGTTGCAAAATATGCATAGACTCCATTTGGAAATTCTGGAGTTATGCAGAATCTTCCATTATTTTCATCTAAAACTAAATCATCAGAACTATTAAAGTAAGTAAAATCTTCTACAAAAAATCCAGGTGGGTATGAAGGTGGTCTATTGCTCTTCTTAGAAGATTCTTCTACATATCCAGACTTAAGTTGCTTAATTGATCCACCAGTTTTCTTTTCATATCCATATGGACCGTAAATTGGATTTCCATCATAAGCCCATCCAATAATAGGCGAGTGATTGGTGGAATCTAATTCTTCCCCTGATTGGGACTTTTTAAGATCAAAATTTCCAAATAGTGTTTTTCCAGACTCATCATTAGAATATAATATCTCTCTTACTTTTCTTGGTGCATACAAATGCGAATATTGTAATCCAAAATTACCCTCAGTCAAAAATCCATCATCACTAGAAATATTATTAAAATGTCTTACAAAATTATTTACAGTCCAAGATTGTAGTTTTGCTCTAAAATTAGCTCCCTTTCCAGGAGAAATAACATTTATAAAAGTGCTACTAGGAGAATATCCTGCTCCAGACTCTATAACTCTAACTTCGTTTATTCTTCCATCAGGGGAAAGGACTGGAACTAAAACCGCCCCAGAACCTCCACCAACTATTTCCAAGTTTGGTGGTGCAAAATATGATTTTCCTGAGTTGTTTATTAAAACTTCAGAAATTTTTCCATTAGATACTATCGGAATCAGTTGACAATCTTGGCCAGAATATAAAGTAAATGATGGATCTCTATGGAAATTAATAACATCACCAGAACCATATCCCGACCCTGAAGATTCTAAGTGTACAGATGTTATGCTTCCACGGAAAACGGGTTGAACAACTGCTTTAAAGTCATCATCAGAAACTGAAGAAATTCCAACAGATCCAATTACCTCAACTTTAATTTCGGGATAATTGAAAATATGGGTACCAACACCGACAGTTGATAGGTTTATTGGTTGTCTTATGTTATAAAAATAATTTTCTACAGTAGATCCAGTTCCAACAGATGCTAATTTAAACGAATCGTTATCTTCTTTTAGAACATAATACTTCTCTCCAGAAGTTAATCCATCTATGGTGGAAACAGTAGAAGTATATTTGATTATCTCGCCATCATTAAAACCATGGTTTTTAATTTGGATAGTATCTATTGCAGTGTTAATTCCAGAAACGCTTGATGTTCTCTTCTTATTTTGATACCCAAATCCAGAATTTATTACTCTTACACTAGATAAAATTGATTTCTTATCAAAAGATTTAATAGTATGATTTCCTACCCCATACGAAAGTAGAGAAACGGTATTGATGCCAGATATAGCATCACTTTGATTTCTATGTAACTTAATAGTATATTGATCATTAACATGAGCATAGTAAATAGAATTATCAAAAAGACCAGAAATTGCCTGTTGTCCATTTGTAGTATAAACTACTTTTTCACCATTTCTAAATTTATGATATGTGCTAAAACCATTTGTCGATATAGTTGTACCGACTCCAACTAAAGCAGAATTTGCCTCAGAATTAAATGATACATCATGATCAATTAATTTCATATTTGCTTCAGCTACAGCACCTTCTCCATTTCCACCTGTAATTTTGATTATGGGGGTTTCTATATAATCAAAACCCGTGTCGAGAATTCTAATTTCCTCTAAAGACCCAAAAACATCACAGTAACCAGTTGCACCAGTCCCAACTTCATCTGAAATATTTAAAATTGGTGGATTTATAATGTCGTAACTTTCGCCGGTAGAAGTAACTTCAATTTCTTCTATTCCTCCGTAAAATATTGTATCTTGTGACTTATAATTTAAAATTTCGACACCATTGACCAAAATTCCAGTTTTGCCTGGTAAAGTTTTATAATTTTTTCCATCATTTATTGGATTGGAAATTTCTTTTAAGAGTTTTTGAGACTCTAGTGTTTTCCCCTTTAGATTGTATTTTTCTAATGTGTTTGAACTTATATTAACATCGGAGTTAATACTAACAAAAATTCCATTAAAAATATTAGATCTACTTCTAGCAAGTTTTACATCGGTTTGATTTATTCTTTTTACAAAGTAAATCCCCTCTTTAATATTTTCTCCAAGAGAACTTAAAATTATTTCTTGTGTTGAAAAATTATTCTCATCTTCGCTGGGAATTTCAATAATTTCTTTTTCTGGAGTATAATATACTGCATCTCCACTATAGAGTCCATGATCTGTGTTAGTTGTTAGAGTAATTACGTCAGTAGAAGCAAGTCCTGCTGGGGGATAAGAACCCGAAAATACTATTTTTTGATTTACTGGATTAAGGGGCTGTCCAGAATAATGTGGTATTGATGGAGACGCTACGAGAACACTCTCACCATCTGGAGAATTATAAACATTTTGAACGTTTGAGTTTATAAAAGAAGCAGATGAAAAGGATGGAGAATTTGTTTTTAATAAATCTCTTCTCAGATTATATTTTGCGTTAGATGGCAAATTGCCTTGCCCAATGACTGAAAATGATCTATCTGACTTGACATCTATAACTGTTGCTGATATTTTTTCGTTATTTGAATTTATAAATGTTGCTTTATCTCCAATTTTAAATAATGCTGGAGTTGATGTAGTTACAATACCAGTATTGTTTAAAGTATTAACAATAGAAAAGTCTTTTACCTCATACGTTGGGCAAATATTCAACAACCAGGTGTCTACTTTTGCACCTGTTGCGTCATCACCTAAAGAGTTGATGGTAATTAAATCGCCTTTGCCGAGATAATATGTATTCTGTAGAGGACTAAATTCGTTTAATACTGAAGTAACTCTTACTTTAATTTCCGACCCATCAACAGAAGATTGTCCATAAACATATGTGTTGATACCAACTTTTGTAGTATCTAATATTTGTTTGGATATATTAGTACAATTTGCAAATTGAGTTAAGCTCTTAGATCCATACTTAACTTCTCCCACAGAACCATCATCGTAAGTAACTCTAAGTTCCCCTGAATTTGGGAATCCAACAGTAGAATCTACATCAATAAAAGTTGATTGTGCAGAAACATTTCCAATTACTTTAGTTGTTGGATGAATCGTAAAGTTGCCATACACCGCACCTTCAACTATGATATCTCTATCATAACCACCATCGAGACTTATTTTGTAATAATCTGAAGTGGAAATCCCACTTGTTATTTTTTCTACGCTTGTTACAGGAGCATATGCCTTTTTAATATTGTCATATTCGTTTTGGTATATTGTAGAATTTCTAAGATCCGTTGGATCTCCAGAAATTTTTTCAACAATTATGTCTTTTGTAAGTTTATATTGACTATCTGATGGTCTAAAAAGAAAATCTCTTGGCTTTATAACTTCAACATTTTCATTGAATAGTGCTTTAAATAAAATCTTGAATGAGTAATCAGTTCCTTTTGATTTATAATAATCCTTGAGTTGTTTTACAAAAAGACCTTGATTTAACCTTATCCTTTGACTTGGGTTAATCGATAAGTTATCATAAAAACTTCTATTTTCAAATCCAGGAGCAAGTTGATTTTTTGTTTTTCTAAAAAACTCTTTTAAAAACAAAGAGCTCAAGTTCTGTACCGATGCATTCGCTACGTGCTCATCGATTTCAGAATCAGAAAATACTAACTGCTCTGGATTATTCGAATTGTGATAAGAAGTAATACCACTAAATCCTCTTATACAACCTGTAAAAGATACATTAGTTTTTCCGGTATATGTAATAATTTCATCATTAATTTTTATAATACCATAAGAGTCTGGAAATCCTGCGGTATTAAATACGAATATTTCTGAGTCAAAAAGATCTACATCTCTGGTTAATGTAGTAGATTCAATTATATTAGCATTATTGTCAAGTTTCACATACTCATCAATATTCTGTAAAATATCTGTAGGACCACCTTGATATTCTACAGATTTGTAATACTGAGAAAAAAATTCTTGTGATAGAGGATACTCCTCATTAACATAACCAGGAAACTGGTTCTTAACAATAGTGCTGAATTGAACTCTTTTTTCTGTCATTTTTTATTATCTTACGATGTATCCGTTTTTGTAACTTGAGGAAACTACATATGATGATCCAGAAGAATCTGCACCAGAAGAAATTTGATCAGTTACCGTTTCGAAAATACTATTACTAATATCTAGTTGCAAATACAAATCCTGTTTTCCAATGATATCATTCGATTGTGGTATTGCTGATATTTCAATAGTTGGTTGACCATCTCTTAATGGAGCAGAGGTTATATTAATGGGGTTCAGAGTTATAACACCATTGACATAATCAATTCTTCCAACGTTTCTTCTCAAAATAGTCGCTTGAGATGATAAAGGAGAAGGAACCGTAAATAAGAATATTGACCCAGTTCTTCTATTTGTGTCTGGTACATCTGAGAGATAAACATCTTGCGTTAAACCAGCGACTCTAAAAGAAGTAGATTTGATATTAAACCCATTTAAACTCTTGATATAAAATTGATTTCCAAATCCAATAGAATATTCCGCAAAAGTATTTAACACAACACGAAGATCTCTTCTCATCTGTATCTTCGTAATGTTTGATGTTATAGATTCATGACTATCATCAATAATCTTTAAAAATTTA